AGATAGCTAACTGGTTAGGTCACTCCGAAAATTCTCCTGTAACAAGGAAATATATACACTTCTTCCCAAAAGATAGCATTAATATTGCTAAACGAATGGATGAATATGAAGAAGAGCTAAGTGCAAAAAGTGTGCGTCAGTTGCACGAAGCTAAATGAGGTCTAAAATTAATAGCTTAAATGTTAATTAATTTGACGGAAAGAGACTTAAAAACTCTCTACTATTAATAGGCTTCTGAGACTACTACCCAAAGGTAGTTAATTCCTAATGAATACAAGCGTTATTCTCTAGGGTCTCAAAATATGTGCATAGCTACGATAGAGTAGTAGTCTATTGCACAGATGCACATTAAACTACTAACTATAAGGAGATTGTATGGAAAACATAGTAATTGGAAGCAAAGTCAAAGAGGTAAAACAAGGGTATAAACGAATAGAGCAAGAAAAGAAGAATGAACAAAAAATGCTTATAGATGGGCGTAATAGATTTCATAAAGAGATTAATACATCCAAAGCAAAGTCATTAAATGGTAAACAAAAAGAACCTACTGAAAGCACAACAATATACGGACAACAATTATTACAAGAAGGAATTAAAAAAGTTAATAAAAAAATAGATGAATTTATATCAGAAGTTTTTAGTGTAAATTCAAACACAAAAAAGTATGCGACCAGTGCAATTTATATAGTCAAGTGTATTCCTGTTCAGGAACTTGAAAAGAAAGACACAAGTAAATGGAGTGGTGTTTCTCTTATAGCTTTAAAAACAGTTTTAGATAGTATTACTACTGGATGTACTCAAACTAAAGCCTCAGTTAAAATTGGTAACTCTCTTGAGGATGAAGCTCGCTTATTATTTTTTAAAGAAAATGATGCAAAAACTTATAGTAGAACAAGGCATTGGTTAAAAAGTAAAAACAATTATAGATATAAAAAAAGAATTTATGTTTACGCTATGAATAAACATAATCTGGAATTTGGAGTATGGCCTAAAATACAAAAAGTACATTTAGGTATGGCTTTACTTAGACTTATAGAAAGTGCTACTGGTTTAATTAAACTTCAGCCTAAAACAGAAGGTTATCTAAATACACCTATTTATGTAGAAGCTACAGAAGAAACTATGAAGTGGATTGATAATAAAAAACTACATAGTGAAGCATTAAAACCAATGAGGATGCCTATGTTAGTTAAACCTAAACAATGGACTAACCCTTTTGATGGGGGTTATTTAACTCACTCATTTAAAATTATGGAGGATAGGTAATGCACTACAATTTATTTAAAAGTAGAAACAGAGCTTTTTTAGAAGAAATGACTAACAGAGCAGATGATATGCCTGAAGTCTACCAAGCTATTAATACAATGCAGAACACAGCATTTACAATTAATAAAAAAGTTTACCAAGTAGCTAATACAATATTTGGTAATGGAAGTATTGTAGGTAAGTTGCCCTCTACAGAGGATATGCCTCTACCTCCTAAACCTAAAGATATATCTACAAACCCAGTGTCAAGAAAAGAGTGGAAACAAAAAGCCTCTATAGTGCATAATTATAATGCAACATTAAAATCAAAAAGATTATTAATTACTAAACTATTAGGTGTTGCTGATACTTATGAAAATGAACCTGAGATATACTTCCCTTTACAGTATGATTTTCGTTCTCGTTTGTATTGTGTACCTATGTTTCTTAATTATCAAGGTAATGATTTAGCTAAATCTTTATTGTTATTTGCAAAAGGTAAACCTTTACAAACTGATGAAGATTTAAAAAGTTTAGCAATACACGGAGCTAATACTTATGGTCAAGATAAGAAACCTTTAGAAGACAGATGTAAATGGGTTGAAGATAATGAAGAAGCTATAATTGCTTCAGCTAAAGACCCACATAACCATTATGAATTTTGGGCTAAAGCTGATGAGCCTTATCAATTCTTAGCGTTTTGTTTTGAATGGGAAGAGTTTAAATCTAGTGGTGAAGGAGAAGGAGATTTTGTAACACACTTACCTTGTTACTCTGATTGTACTAACTCAGGTCTACAAATATTTTCAGGTATGCTTAGAGATGAAACTGGTGGCCACGCTACTAATTTAATTAAAAAAGATGTACCTCAAGATGTATACCAAGAAGTAGCTAATAAAACTTTAGAGTTACTAAAAGAAATGGATGATACAATTTATAAAAAAATGTGGTTGGACTATGGAATAAATAGAAAGACTACAAAGAAAGTTACAATGTGTATTGTATATGGACTAACTCAATATAGTTGTAGAGCTTACATTGAAGAACACCTTAAAGAAATGGAAGAAGATAAAATTAAAAAATGTCCTTTTCCAAAACTTAAAGATGGCTCAGGTATACCTTCTGTTGGACAAGCAACTAATTATTTATCTAAGCTAGTATGGAAGGCTATTGGAGAAGTGATAGTATCAGCTAAAGAGGCTATGCTATGGTTACAAACTATTTCAAGATTAGTTTCAGCTAACGGACTACCAGTTACATTTACAACACCTACTGGTTTTAAAGTACAGATGAACTATTTTGAAATGAGAAAACAAAGAATATATACACAAATGGGTGAAAGTATGGTGCAAAAGAAAGTAACTATACAACACGAAACAAAAAAGATTGACAGTAGAAAAGTATCTAACGCTATTTCTCCCTGTTTTATTCACGCCTTAGATGCTTCACTAATGCAAAAAGCTGTATGTCTAGCTTCTAACAATGGTGTTAGTAGTTTTGCTTGCATCCACGATAGCTTCGGAGTGTTAGCACCTGACGTAGAAAAAATGAAAGCCTGTGTGCGACAATCTTTCGTAGATATATTTGATGGCCGTAATGTTTTAGAAGATTTTTGTAAAGAGATTACTCTACAGGTTGTAAAAAAGAAAAGACATTTAATACCAGCTTTACCAAAATTAAGAAACTTAGATATTAAAGGAGTTTTAGATAGTGATTATTTTTGTTCTTAAAACTACGATAGCGAAGCTATTAAACCACCACTATAGACAATCTAACCATTCCATAATCTAGGAGGTACAATGGAAAAACCAAAAACGTACACTTCTCCATTTGGAAAAGCAATTTACCCACATCTTAATAAGGTAGATACTTACAAAACTAATGGTGATAAATTTAAAGAAAAATATCACGTTAAAATAGAGTTTTCTACTAATGATGCAAAAGAGATAATCAAACAATCTGATGAAGCTCTTAAAGTTGCTTTAGCTGAAGAGAAGGAGCAGAGTAAATCAAAGAAACCTTTGAAAACATCAGAGTTTCTTGGTTACTCAAAAGAAGGTGACAAGGTAATTGTGCATTTCAAAATGAAAGCACACGGAGTTAATACTAAAACTAACGAAACCTTTTCACAAAAACCAGCATTATTTGATAATGAATTAAAGCCGTTAGACCCTGAATTACAAATTTGGGGTGGGAGTAACCTGAGGGTGAGCTACACTCCTAAAGGTTGGTATTCATCAATGCTTGGTGGAGCTGGTGTAACCTTTAGACTTAAATCTGTCCAAGTGAAAGATTTAGTACAAGGTTCATCTAGTAATGGAGGAGGGCACGGCTTCTCTGTAACTGAAGGTAACAGCTCAGAAAACAATAATAGCACGGAAACAAATGAAGAAGAAGCAGTGGTACAAACGAACCAATCAAGCGACTTCTAAATTCAAGAGTAAACTTGAGGAAGAATTTAATAATTTTCTTGAGCAAAACAAAATAGCTTTTGCCTACGAGAACTTTACTATTTCTTACCTCAAGCCAGCTCGTGCATCTAGGTATACGCCTGATTTTAGTTGTCCTGATAAGAATAATAATTATTCAATTATATTTGAAACCAAAGGACACTTCATCACAGCAGATAGACAAAAACATCTATTTATCAAACAACAATATCCTCTTATGGATATTCGCTTCGTATTTTCTAATTCTAAAAATCGTATTGGAAAAAAATCACAAACAACTTATGCCAAATGGTGCGAGCTTAAAGGCTTTAAATACCACTGTATAGCTTCAACTGGAAAACTATTACCTGAAGAATGGATAAAAGAAATCAAATTAAATCAGAAAAAAAATGCAACGCCTGTATTCAACGACCAATAATAATAGAGAATAAAAATTATTATTGTGCAGGTTGTTACTTAAAATTAAAAGGAATAAAAAAATGTCAAGAAAAGAAACTAAATATATTATAATACATTGTACTGCTACTAAACCTTCTATGGATATAGGATTAGAAGAAGTGGATAGCTGGCACAGAGCTAGAGGATTTTTGTCTTGTGGCTACCATAAAATAATTAGACGAGATGGAACTATAGAACAGGGAAGAGCTGATGAAGAAGTAGGTGCTCATTGTCGTGGAAGAAATCACGACAGTATATCTGTCTCTATGGTCGGAGGAGTTTCAGAAAATAATATAGAAGAATGGGAAGATAATTTTGAAGGTGCTCAATGGACTACTTTAAAAACTTTAATAACAGAATTACATAACAAATATCCTGAGGCAGAAATTTGTGGACATTATAAATTTAGTGATACTAAAAAGTGTCCTTCATTTGACGTAGAAGAATGGAAGAAAATTGAGCTGGATTGGATAGAAGGCGATTTACTTCCGAATGATGAACGAGACGAATGAAACTGATTTTATTGCTTATGAAGCGTGCCCTAAGTGTCAAAGTAATGGTAATGACACTGCTGGTGATAATTTGGCTAGGTATTCTGATGGCCACGCTTTCTGTTTTTCGTGTAAATTTTATCAACATAGCAACGATTTAAAAGAAGAGGTTAAGCAAGTGAATACAGATTTAATAACTGGTGAGTATACTTCTTTAGCAAAAAGAAAAATTGATGAAACAACTTGTAAAGTATTTGGTTATCAAGTTGGAGAATATAATAATCAACCAGTACAGATAGCTCCTTACTATAATAAAAATCACGAACTTGTTGCACAACATATTCGTTTTCCTAATAAATCTTTTATTTGGTTAGGTGATATGGAGCAGGTTACTTTATTTGGTATAAACAAATGGAGAGATAATGGCCGTATGGTTATTGTTACTGAAGGTGAAATTGATTGTATGTCAGTTTCTAAAATTCAAGGTAATAAATATCCTGTAGTATCAGTACCAAGTGGTAGTGCTTCAGCCAAGAAGTATGTAAAAAAATCTATTGAATGGTTAGAAAAATTTGAAAATGTAA